GCTTTTCTGGTGCCTTCACCAAATACACTCGATCCAGCAGACCTGGAGGAAGTATATGAGCGCCAGAACCGACCCACGCAGCAGCACATTCTCCGTTCATCGGAGAACGAGACGCCCCTACGCAAAATCAAAAGCTTCATGAAACGTGAAGCTAATGGTAACTGCAAGGACCCTCGGAACATCAGCACGATCAACGGCCCCGACAAACGAGACTTCTCTCGGTATGTCTACCCAATCAGCGCTCTTCTGAAGAACGCGGAGTGGTATGCTTTCGGCAAGACTCCCATCGCCATATCTGAGCGAGTGGTCGACGTCCTTGCGAACGCCACCTCCGCGGTCAACACAGACTTCAGCCGCTTCGATGGGAGAATATCGAACCTACTAAGGCATCTAGAGAGGATCATTTTTACGAGGGCTTACAAGACGTGCTACATTCCGGAGCTCCTGGATCTACTACGATCCCAGCAGGACCTACGAGGCAAGGGACGCCACGGAACCGCTTATAACAGCGGCAGCTCACGTGCGTCAGGTTCACCAGAAACGTCACCAAACAACACCTTCGACAACGCCTATGTCGGTTATCTAGCCCTGCGCTCAGAACCGTACAAGGGGCGCCGCCGCTCCCCACAGGAAGCCTGGAACGCTCTAGGAATCTACGGAGGCGACGACGGCATGACACCGGAGGTCAGTACGGTTGCGTATCAACGCGCCGCAAGCCAGCTTGGCCTCAAGCTGGAATGCGACCAGGTCCAACGGTGACAGTTCGGAATCACTTTCCTGGCACGAATCTACGGGCCAGACGTGTGGTTCGGTGACACAGCGTCGTGCTGTGACATCCCCCGCCAACTGTCCAAGTTCCACACCACGGTAAACATGGGACCCAGCGTCTCAGCCACCGACAAACTCAGCGAGAAAGCCCGTTCTTTCTTCCTGACTGATAAGAACACTCCAGTCATCGGCGCTTTTGCGTCGAAGGTCATTCAACTGTTCGGACACGTCGACTACGACGAGAAACTCCGATCCATGGCCAGATGGGACACGATCGGTCCGTTAGACGTCCAATACCCGAACCCCACGCGGGCATGGATGTCTTCTTACTGCCACGATGCCCTAGAGAACTACCAGTTCGACCACCACCTGTTCACGGAGTGGTTGGACAAAGCTACAGTCGACACGATCCTGACGCCGCCATTATGTGCGTTGCCAGTGGAACCATCCGCCAAGATCGCAGTACATGTCGACGGGGTCGTAATAGAACCCAAATCACCAGCACCGACGAAGGCTGGTGGCGCAAAAGCGCGGGGCACCCAAGGTGCCAAGAAGAACAGGACCCGTAAGCCAGCGTCGTCAGACAAAGGCCAAACGGGCAAGGTGGTCGTAGACGCGGGGTTAGCCCCGAAGAAGAGACCATCACCTGAGAAGGGACGCCCTCACCGGCGATCGAAACCCAGCAAATGAGCTGGGACCACGGGTGCTAGGCGGGCCATTTACATGGAATGGCCTGTCATATTTAAGCTATAATTAGCCTAGCATCCTTACAAATTGACATGAGTCCACGAAACCGCAAACGCAAGCCAGCCACCCGCCAACGGGTGGCGGTTGTGGCATCCAGACCCGCACCGGGTCATGTGATGTCCGCGCCGAATCAGCCTTTCGTCGGCACAGAACGATTGACCTCCGTAATTGGAGGTGGGGTAGGGACGTTTTTCACCAAGACGTTCTACTACAACCCCGGATTGATAGA